GAGGCGTAGACCGGGTGCGGCTCGCCCTCCGGCATGTCGGTGAAGCGCCCCATCCCGCTGACGACGGCGGGCTGCGGCGGCGCGGACGCCGCGGCGAAGGCGGCGACCGCCGCGGCGAGCCGCCCGTGCGCGTCCTCGGGCAGCGCGTCGGCCCGCCCGAGGTGCGCCAGCGTGAGATGCAGGTCGCCGGCGGCGAGCCGCTCGGCGTCCGGCATGGCCGCGGCAGCTGCCGCGGCGAGCGCGTCCGCGGCGTCGGCGGGCAGGAAGAACGCGACGATGACCCCCTTCGCCATCAGGACACCTCCGGGGCTAGTGCGCAGCGGCAGCGCGGGTGGGCGGTCGGTCCGGCAAGGTTGCCCGGGAACAGGTCGCCGAGCGGGACGGCGACGTTGGCGAGCGGGCCGCAGATCGCGCAGGCCCCCTCGGTGGTCAGCCAGCGCACCCGCGCGACGACGCCCGAGTCGCGGTAGGCGAGCAGCGATCCGCGTGTGTAGGCGTCGGCGAGCTCGGTGACGGCGATCGTCTCCGCCCGCTCCCGGCTGTGGACCTCGGCGAGCCCGGCGAGCTGCGTCGCGAGCCGCCCCGGCGACCAGCCCTCGGCGGCCGCCTGCCCGACCAGTGCGCGGACCTCCTCGCGCGTCGTCTCGGCGACCCGCGCGACCCGCGTCGCCAGCTCGCCCAGCGTCTCCTGCACGCGCGGGTTCTCCAGGTCGAAGGCCCGGTCCAGGTCGAGCGACGCCATCGCGTCGCCGTACGCCCGGCCGACCGCCAGCACGTAGTAGCGCGCCATCACCTGGCGGATCTGCTCGCCGAGGTCGAGCCCGAGCTGGGCGGCGAGGTCATCCCCGTCCGCCTTCGCCTGGTACACCTGGTCGATCTGGTCGGCCGCCCGCCGGTACTGCCCGGCCAGGTAGGCCGCCACGTCGGCGGCGACGTCGGCCTCGCGGTCGGGCAGCCCCCACGCCTTGGCCTGCGCCGGGCCAGGGCCGCGCGCCTGCTCGGCGACCGTGCCCGCGCCGGATGGCGGCGGGGCGGCGACGGCCAGGTCGAGCCCGACAAGCGCGAGCGCGTCCTGCGGGCTGACGCCGAAGCTGACGGCGGCCTGCGCGACGGCGAGCGCGGTGCTCAGGCGCTTGAGGCGCGCGGCCTCGGTCTCGCCATCCGGCAGGCCGAGCTGCGTGCGGGCCTCGGCGATATCGGCGACGCCGGCCTCGATGTGGTAGCCGAGGATCGGCTGCGCGGGCGGCGTCTGGGCGCCGTCGCCCTGCGCCGGCGTGGGCAGGGCTGGCGCGGGGTCCTCGTCGCCCGCGGCCGGCTGCTCGGCGTACCCGAGCGCCCGGCGCGTCTCGGCCTGGGTCAGCACCCTCTCCCGGCGCGCCATGAGCACCCGCTTCCAGCGCGCGTCCTCGTTCTCCTGGAGGGCGGCGACGCGCCCGGTCGCGAAGCGGCACTCGACGGCGCCACCAAACTCGGGCAGCAGGTCGGCGGAGATCTCAGAGCCGACGATGCGCCAGAGCGGGACGAGCGTGTCCTGGGTGAAGGCGCGGCGGGCCTCCTGGTAGTTGGCGTAGGTCGCGCGCTCGAGGCCCGCGCCGACACCCGCCAGGATGGCCGGCACCCGGAACGCCGCGGTGATGCGCGTCTCCGGGATGCGGTGGAGCGCGTCGAACGCCAGCTCCTCCAGGTTCAGCCCGAGCCGCGTCACCGCCGCCCCGCCCTCGACGATCGCCACGTCGCCGCGCCGGTCGCCGCCGTAGCGCTCGCGGAACTGATCCTTGGTCCGCCGCACCTCGTCGTCGGTCATGAAGCGGTCGGACGGCACGGTGACGATCGTCCGCGGGATGGCGTCGTTTTTCAGCAGCGCGAACAGGTAGCGCGTGATCTCGTTGTCGGTGTCGACGTCGGCCGCCGCGGCCTGGAGCGGCGGCTGCGCCTGCCACGGCTGGGCCGGGTCGGGCGCGGGCCACTTGAAGTGGACGACGTCCTCGGCGGGGACCGGCGTCCACGTCCCGCCGTCGACCGTAAACTCGTAGCGCTCGACCCAGGTCGGCCCGCCGGGCACCGGCCGCATGCTGCCGGCGTGGTAGGGCCAGAGCTCGACGACCTGCCCGGCGCGCCCGCGCACCTTGTGCCAGTAAGCATTGCCCCCGATCGCCAGCCAGGCCGCCGTCGTGAGCATCAGCTCCGCCTCACCCATGATCGGGTTGGGCATCCGCAGCAGCTTCCGCAGCGGGTGGCGCGGAAGCGCGCTCCCCCGGTCGCCCTCGCCGTCGTAGACCAGCAGCGGCGGCTCGGGGAAGGCGAAGGCGTGCGCCGAGACGCACGCGAAGACGACGCTGTTGCGCTGGTAGCCGTCCCTGGTCAGCGCATGGAAGGTCGGCTTGAGGAACGACTCCGTCACCCAGGCCGGCACGACCGAGAAGCCGCCGGCCTTGAGCGCGCCCGCGCCGAGCAGCCAGCGGGCGAGGCTGAAGCGCAGCCGGGTCGGGAGCGACGCGGATTGTCGGAGAATGCGCGTCATCCGGTTCCAACGAACAGCGGCCAGGGCGACGGCGGTAGCCGTCATCCTGGCCGCAACGGGCGCTCAGGTCAGGTTGTGCTCAGGCAGCGGGCGGCTCGTCGCCCGCCTCGGGCCTCACCGCCGGGGCGGCACGGTAGGCGTTGAGGTCAACGATCTCCTCGCAGCGGCGCTGCCGGTCGTAGAAGGCGAACGCCAGCGTGACCGGGTCGATGTAGCCGTACAGCCGGCCGCTCAGCGGCCCGCGCACGGGCACCCTGCGCTCCAGTGTAGCACATCCGTGCAAGAGGCGGCGGTCACGGCTGCGAGTCGTCACGCGGCAAGGTCTCCGTGATGATGGCGTGCGCCAGGGCGTGCGCCAGGGCGATCAGGGCGCGGGACAGCCCCCGCCCGAGCCACACCCGCCGGCCGTCCCGCGCGACGCGCCAGAACAGCCCGGCGCGCCGCAGCTCGACCCGCACGAATGCCTACGCCCCCGGCGCCGTGGGCCGCGCGATGCCCGGCAGCGGCAGCGGCACGCCAAGGGCGGCGAGGTGCTGGAGCAGGCTCCCGAGCAGGGCCGGCACCGCCGCCCCGGCGGTATAGGGCGCGAGCGGCGCGAGCGCCTCCCCGCCGACGCCGGCGGCGACCGCGAGCGCCGCGACCAGTCCGCCGCCGACGTAGCGCAGCACGTTGGTGCCGAGGAAGTCGGCGAGCCGCGCCCACCGGAACGCGCCGGCCCGGGCGGCGACCGCCACGCCGAAGACGACGTCCAGGAGGATGAGCGCGAGCAGCGTCTGCGTCGCGGGGCTCGTGCAGAAGGCGATGATGACGGCGACCAGGTCCATGGGGTCCTCCTTAGCGCAGCACGAGCGCGAGAATCAGACCGAATACCAGCAGCCACTCGACGAGCATGGCGACGGCGCCGGCGACCATCCAGCGGGTGAGGGCGTCCATCCGCGCGTCCACCGTCGCCTGCCGCGCCTCGCGCTGCGCCGCCTCGCGCTGCGCCGCCTCGCGCTGGTCCTGGCGCTCCCGCTCGCGGGCCTCGCGCCGCTCCTGGCGCTCCCGCTCGCGGGCGGCGGCGTCCTGCTCGCGCCACTCGCTGACCGCCTTGTGCAGGCCGGTGATCTCCGGGTAGATCGAGAGCACCGCCTCGGAGAGGTACGCCACGCGCTGCTCGATCGTCGGGAGCGCCGGGAGCGACGGCGGCGGCTCGGCGGCGATCAGCTGGTCGCGCTCGAGCCGCAGCAGCGCCAGCTCGTCGTCGATCGCGGCGATCTGCTGGTGATCCTCCGGCGCCGAGCGGCCCGTCTCCTCGAGCACGCCGCGCTGCGCCGTCAGCTGCCGCAGGCGCGCGTCGATGTCGCGCAGGCGCTGGAGCCGGGCGCCGTTCTGCAGCCGCGTCACTCGGCCGCCTCGCCGGAAGCATCCAGCCGGTTGAGCGTCTCGACCACCTGCGCCGAGAGCTCGTCGAACCGCTGGATGAGCGCCGTCATGCGCTGCTCGACCAGGCCAAGCCCGGTCTCCAGCGTCGCCTCGACCTTCTCCAGCCGGTCGAGCCGCGCCAGGATGTCGGCGATGTTGAGCCCGGCGAGCTGCCGGAGCGCGACCAGCTCCCCGACGTGCTCGAGCGTCAGCGTGTCCTTGCGCCGGATGGCCGCGCGAAAGGCGATCGCCGCGTCGCGGAAGTCGGCCTCGCTCACCACCGTGGGGTTTCGGACGAAGGCGACGATCGCGTCGATGAACGCCTCGTACATCGCGGAGTAGGCGAGCCAGGCGTCCTCAGTGCGGGCGGCGCGGCGGGCGGCCGTGACGACGGCCGGGTCGGCGGTCGGCTCCTCGGGCGGCGCGGGGCTCATCAAGAGGCCTCTTCAGGCGGGGCGCGAAGGCCGCGGCGGGTGCGCTCATGTTCCACTGATAAGAACATGAGGTTATGCGTCAGTGTAGCGCGGCGGGCGGCGCGCTGTCAAGGGGATGATACACCTCGTGATGCAGCCTAGCGGATCATGGACCCGCCGCCGCCGCGGAAGAGGGTATTACAGGCGCCCGTAAAGCCGTCCACGACGTCGTCGTGCGCGCCGTCCGGGAAGCCGTGCAGCTCGCCGAGGAAGCGCTCGTTCCAGGCGCCCGCGAGCACATCGATGTTGCCGGCCTGCACCTGGGCGGCCGCGGCGCGGGAGCGGAAGACCTTGTCGCCCTGCGACGGCACGCCGCCGCAGTCGACGCCGGCGAGCAGCTGGGCGAGGCGGTTCGTCTCGCGCTTGCCCGCCGAGCCCGGCTCGGTCTCCCAGCGGACCATGTAGCGCGCCCCGAGCGCCTCGGCCTCCTGCATGTCCTGGCGGGTGACGTTCAGGAAGAACGTCTCCAGCCGGCCCGGCCCGATGCGCTCGGCGATCGCGTCGCGCACGGTGTAGCGGCCCTCGTGGCGCTGCACCTTCACGCCCGCGGTGTAGTCGGGGTCGCCCTTCGCCAGCGCCTGCTCGGTGGCCGCGAAGTCCCAGAAGCGGCAGATCGTCCCGCCCGCCGGCGCCGCCGGGACGATCCGGAAGTCGAAGCGGCTGAAGACCTTCCCCGCCGCATGCTTGACCTTCCAGTTGCCCTTCAGCAGCCGCTCGCGCTCGACGGTCGGCTGGGCCAGCAGGTTCGAGAGGTAGGCCGGGTCCTTGCTCAGCAGGATCTGGTTATCGTAGACCGAGGAGGGGATGAAGGTGAGCGACTTGGCCGGCAGCCCCGCCGCGTCCCTGGTCCCGCGCGGCACCCAGCGCAGCTCGTTGCCCTCGCGGATGAAGTGGCGGTGGACGCCCGCCC